AACCTAAAAAATATATCAAAGATTTTTCAATTCATGATAAAAAAGTAAACGATAAATTATTTTGGACATTTAAAAAAACTGAAAAAAGGGTTGACTTTGAAAATGACTTGAACTATTTTTATAATTATATTATATATAATATTATTAATAATATAAAATATTATTATATTAATATATTAAAATTAAAATATAATAAAATAAAAAAATTATATAATATAATATATTCCGGAGAAAAAAAATATATTTATATAAGTAACAATATGCTTTATATACTATATAACGGAAGCATTCTTGGTATATCAATTTCAATACTTGAATATATAAAAATTAATATAAAAAATCTTTTTAAAAGATTATATTCAAATGAAAATAATATAATTTGTACCAACGCTTCAGAATGTATAAAAAGCATTAGAGAAGAAATTGGAAATAAGAAATACGCAATTCCGTACTTCATGTCAATCATATAATAGATTAAAATGTTAACCAAAAAAGGAGTTATAATAGGCACATTTGTGGCAAAAAATAAAATATTATCATTTCTCGAAATGATTAGATATAAGTTCAACGTGAATTTGGATAAAGTTTACGTTTATACTATTAATACTAATGAAAAAGAATATCTAGTAACATTCAAAACATATAATAAAGATAAATTTATAAATAAATTGTCAGGTTCAACAATCATGCATGTTAAAAATGGATGCTTGTTTTCAATAAATGCTTTGAATAAATTAATAGAAAGTAACTATAATTTTGTAGAAGAAACTCCATATAATGAGGTTGAAATAGATTGGAATGAATATAAGGATAAACTTATTATTTTAACAAATGGAAATCTAAATATCAACGATTTATCAAAAATTGAAGATAAATGCTCTTTTTTTAGTTAGTTAACTATTTATATTTAATAAAACATATTATTTTATGGCATTTATAATTAAACATTCACAAGACATTAAACCACAAAAAAAGTTTGTGGTAAATAATAATAATGAACAAAAAGAAGAAAAAGTTATGGATAAGATTTCAGTGGCAGAAAATATAATCAATGACACGCCTGCAAAGGAAGTTAAAAGGTTGAAGAAGGATAAAGGCCTTATTGAAAGAACAGAGAGTTCAAAAACTATCTTAACAGAAGATAATAAGCAGCTTTTAGTTGATTAATAGTAAAAAGAATAAACAGAACGATGGCAAATTATAAATATTTGAAAGAAAATAACCTCTTTGAAGCTCATATGAGATACATGAGGGCTTTAGGGGAGTCATTTGGCTATTCACCATTGGAAGAAGCTGATGATGACCAAGACCAACAGCAAAACATGCCAGGAACACCAGGTCAAGACCCAATGGGAGGTATGCCTGACCCAAATGCAGGTGGTATGCCAAATCAAAATGGTGGAATGCCCCCAATGGCTGACCCAAATGCTAATGGTATGCCAGGACCTGATGGCGGTGGTATGCCTGACCCAAATGGACCAATGCCATCAGATGATAATGCAATACCTCAAGGACCTGAAGAATCAGGACCAATGGGCGATGATGCGTTTGGAATGGATGAAGAAGAACCAAAGGAAGAGGATGATGTAATTGATGTTGATGATATCACAAATGCGCAAGAAAAGACTAATGATAAGGTTAATGCTGTAGGCAGAGACCTTGGAAAGGTTGACTCAAGAATTGAAAAATTATTGGGAGCAATTGAGAATCTTCAAACAATGTTCGATAAGAATAATCAAGAGATAGCTGATTTGAAGTCAGAATTTGAAAAGAGAAATCCTACCCAAACAGAAAAGTTAAACCTTCGTTCATTGGACTCATATCCATTTAAAATTAAACCAACTGATTATTGGAAGGATAAGACTAATAATAGTAATTACTCTGCATATGCAGATAATGGAGAACCAACAACACAAGAATATGTTATAACAAATGATGATGTTGATGATTTCACAGAAAGAGAAATAGCAGACACTTTCAATATACCAGATGATTTTGACCAAGATATAAAAAAGATTTTTGGATTGTAGAAAAAATGAAAATAATAGTTAATGAAAGCCAAATAAGACTATTAACCGAGGATATAGACTCTTTACAAACAGTTTCATATGAAATGAAAGAGTCTATAGCCGTTTGGTGCCTGTTGAATGACTTTATATATCTTAATCCTGATAGATTGATTGGCAGAGGAACAAGTGTTGCCAATGATGGAGATACTAATAAGGAGATATGTGAGTATATAATGAATTCAAATACTATCACATTGAGAAATGATAGAAAAATTAGTTTTGGTATAGATAATGAGGATGATGAATATAATATATTCGAAATAAATTCAAATGGTATTCATCTTTTTTTAAGAATACCAAGTAATTTGCCAGAAATGTATTGTGAAGATAAACTTCAACAATTAGAAAACGGAGAATTAAATGATGAACAATTAGAATGGTTCTATCAAATGTATAGATGAAAATAGTTGTTAGTTTATTAAAAAAAATTGGTAATTTATTTCTCTATTTTAACTTTTTTTTGTATATTTGTAAAAACTAATTTAAGTGCTGAAACATGCACATTTTTAAAATATTTTTAAATTATGGCTGAAAGAATTTTAACAGCAAACATTGACGCAAATGCTGTAGTAGAACAGTATGCACAAGAACACGCAGCAACAGCAAGCGTAAGTAAAAAGAAAACTGAGTTTAATGTGAAAAATTATTTACAAGCAAGATTAAACCCAGGAGAAGAAACAAAATCTTTAACAATTAGATTATTACCATTTACCCCAGAAGGTGGTAGTCCATTTAAGAAAGTTTTTATTCACACAGTTAAAGTCAACAAGGAATTAAGTCCTGGTGGTTGGCGCACTTTTGTATGCCCCACACATAACGACATGGGTGATAGATGCCCATTCTGTGAAGTATCAGCAGAAGCTAAAGAACTTAGATATAACGCACCAAATGAATTGGAAAAAAAGAAATATGGCGATATTGAGTTCATGAATAGGGCTAAAGCAGCTTGGATTGTTAGATGCATAGAACGTGACCACGAGGAAGATGGAGTAAAGTTTTGGCTATTTAATGATTCAAAATCAAAGAAAGGTGTTTATAATGATATTATGAATATCTATTTCAAGAGAAAGGAAGCTGCTGAGAAAAAAGGTAAGACAAGTAATATATTTGACCTAAACGAAGGTAAAGACCTAATCATTACATTGTCAAAAGACGAAAACGGAAAAACAGTTACAAAAGTAGTTGATGATGATGAAAAAACTCCATTAACTGAAAATTATGACCAGGGCGTTGCTTGGATTAATGACCCAAAACAATGGAACGAAGTATATACAGTAAAACCATATGAGTATATGGAGATTGTAATAAAAGGCGGAGTACCTGTTTTTGATAAATCACAAGGTAAATACGTTGACTTGGAAGAAAAAAAAGAAGCAGATAGAAAAGCTACTGAAGATGAAATGAAAGAAAATCTAACAGAACATAAAAACGACTTCTCTGATTTCCCTAAGAATGAATCAATCAAGGATAACTTTGGCGGAGTATTAAATGATGAAGAAGATTTACCGTTCTGATTTCATAAAACATTAGTTATGAGCAAATTACACTTTATACACGGAACTATGGGCAGTTCTAAAAGTTTAAGACTATTAGCCCTCGCCCATAGTTTTGATGAAAAAGGAATTCCTATTTTAGTTCTTAAACCATCAGCAGATACACGTGATGGAATTGGAATCGTTAAATCAAGAGCAGGACTTGAAAGAAAATGCATATCAATAGAACCAGATATTAATATATATGATGTTGTCAATGAATTGGTTGAATTAAGAGAAAAAACCGATTCAGACAAAAAACTTAAATGGATTCTTGTTGATGAATGCCAATTCCTAACAGAAAAACAAATCGACCAATTATCAGATATAGTTGATTACCTAAAAATAAATGTAATATGTTATGGCCTGAGAACAGATTTTAAATCTAAACTATTTCCGGCTACTAAGAGGCTGTTTGAACTTGCTGATGAGATAGAGGAAGTAAAAGCATCATGCGATTGCGGAAAAAGAGCATCAATTAATGCCAGATTTAATAGCGATGGAGAATTAATCACAAATGGTAGCCAAATATTAGTTGGCGGTGATGACTTATATCACGCAATATGTAGAAAATGCTGGAAACGTTTGATTAAAGATAAAGAAGAAAAATAATTGTTATAAATTTTTAATGCTTATGAAACAAGCAATAAAGAAAAAGGTTTTTACAAAACCAAGTACAGATGATATTAAGGCATTATTGGGATTAGCTACAGAATCACCAAAAGAGCCAATTAAAATGAGTGAGCTTAAAACATCAAGTGCCGAAAAAGAAACTGAGTTTATTATTTTACCGCCGGCGTTTGAGGAAGCACTAAAATTGCCTGGCATACCTAAAGGGTATCTTACTATAGCAACTGGATGGTCTAATACTGGTAAATCAACCCTTAAAAACTGTCTCATAGCCGCCTGCCAAAGAGAAGGAGTTTTAGCTGTGGTTTATGAAACTGAAGGAAACTTCGATTGGAAATACGCTATGGACTGTGGCGTAGAAGCTGAGCCGATTTATGGTGAAATAATTGATGAAAACACAGGTGAAATAACAGAAGGAATTGTTAATTATAAGGCTAAAGATGTAATCTATTATGATTCCACAGTACTTGCTGAACAATATGGAGATATGGATTATTCAGCAGGAAAAAGAGTTTCTAAGAAGAGAAAACAGGCGGTATTGGAAGATATTGCTTATTCTATGAATGAAATATTGGACTATCAAGATGAAGGTAAAATAGCACAGCCAATATGCTTTATATGGGACAGTATTGGTTCTGTAGAGTCATTTAAATCATATACAAGTAAGTCAAATAATAATATGTTTAATGCGGGTGCTATTGCTCAAGTATTTAATAATCTTATTAATAATAGAATTCCTTCTTCTAGAAAAGTAAGCGAGCCATATACAAATACATTCTTTTGCGTGAATAAGATTTGGAACGATTCAATGAATAGTATGGGTGGAGTTCCTTCTATTGAACTAAAGGGTGGTAAAACAATGTATTACGGGGCAAGGCTTATTATCCATATGGGAGGTGTTGCTAAGGCTGCTACTAAAGAATTAAAAGCCACAGCAAAAGGTGAAGAGTTCAAATATGGAATTGTTACTAAGATTAAGGTAACAAAGAACCAATTACCAACACCACATACAGTTACTTATTCAGGAACTATTGCATGCGTCCATAATGGTTTAATATCAGAAAATGATATTGATAAATATAAGAAAGAAAATATTAAACACATTTTGGAAGAGTTGGAAACATTAAAAAATAAGGACAATGCATCTGAAACTAAAATTACAGAAGCGGATGTTGAATTTAGTGAAACAGAAACATTTGACGAAAATTAAAATTTTAAGCCGGTGAATAAATTCACCGGCATTTATACTTTATATTTATGGCTAAAAAATACACACAAGAAGAGTTTTTAAAAAAAGTGAAGGAAGATAACAAAAATGATATAGATTATTCTAACTTTATATATAACGGTAATAATGTTAAAGGAGAATGTAAATGTAATGTTTGTGGGCATATATGGTATCCAATACCAATTAGTTTATTTGAAGGGCATGGATGCCCAAAATG